AGTTTTGTTTCCATTGTTTCTCAAAATTATAAGTTCTTGAAAATCAATGAGTTACGTGGAAACAATAATTTGTAAAGAATTGAGAATTTCAATTACAAGGTGTTGTACTTTTAAATGCTTTCGGGGAAAACTTCCAGAGCTTTTTTATAGTAAAAGTTAGTTAAGTAAAATGTGTAAAATTCATATTTCTGGAACTTTCACAAAAATTAACAGGTAGAATTTTTATATACAAAATATTTTTATTACTTTTGCAAATAAAATAAAGAAAATAATGAAAAAAGCTTCATCTCTTAACGCGCAAATTGGCATTTTAACAGGCTGTTTAAAAAGTCTAAACAGTCTCAAAAACAGCAATCTACCAACTTACAAACTAAGCTTGGTAGAACAATTGACTTACTGCTTAAGAGACTTACAGTATACAATTCTTAAAAAGCCTTTGCCATACCGCTCAAAACAGGTACAAAGAATGAGCATTTATGAAATCACGCAGTTTATTTCTGAAAAAGTATCAATTTTAAAAGAAGAAGATATAGCTTTTTCAAAAGAGCTTTATAACATAAAACAACAGCTGGTACCAGTAAAATCTTATATAGATTTGCACTCACATACGATAGGCGCGATTCCAGCATCAGAAACGGATAATAACTCTAACGCAAAAAAGTTTTTAGACGAAATAAAACTCACATCTTATGGCTCAAAATTTAAAAAGTTCCTTAGTCCAGACATATTCAGAGCTGCTGCAGAACTTTTAGAGAAAGAGCAGCAAATTCATGCAGACGATGATTTGTTTTAACTTTTAAAAAGTACACAATTATGCAAAAAAATAAAGAGCAAATAGCTGAATCTATAAATGAACTATTACCTGATAGTTCTCATTTTCTTGGAACAGACGGTGAGAATGAAAGGCAAAATATAGTAGAAGAAAAAGCTAAAGACATATACGATAAAAAAACCGCAGGGGCTTTAGCTCGTGTGCAATATAACATGCGTATAAATAAAGAATCTCAGATTGCAAAAAAAGCTGTTTCTGAATACAAAGAGAAGGTAAGGAAATCCACCGACGACGCATTACAGAAATTAGAAGAAGAAAACCAATATATTTCAGCTGAAGAAGCTATAGAGATTGGAAACAATGTGGCTATATCACACAACGCTCCGACTATATCTATGGCTTCTGATATTGCAAAAGACATACTCGCAACACAAGGTACAACTAAACCAGAGGTCGTAAAACTTCTCACAGGCCTCAATATAAATCTTAATTTGCAGCTTACGAAGAATGATACAGCTAATCTTCTGGCTTGTCTTCTTACAGCTAATGAGAACCAACTCAACGCTATTTATAAGAATAAAAAAGTACCAATAGCTGTAAAGACTGTCATAAAACGGCTCATAGATGATGCCAAATTAGGTAATATAGATACAGTTGAGCGCTTGTGGGACAGAGTATTTGGAAAGACAGGTATGTTGCTTGATTTGCCAGAACAAACACAACAAGCAACAGGCATAATACCTAACGTTCCAGTATCGAGAGAAGCCTACATAGTTATTAGAGACACATTATTGAAATGATATGAAAAGAAAGAAATTAAACAAAAGTAAACTAGATATAGTACACAAAGGGGATTTACTTAAATATGAGAAAACTCTTATATTGTGTGAACGCAAAATTTCAGAAAACCAATGGGAATTTTCTTATCCCTTTGGGCAAAGAGATGTATTTACTTTGACTAAAGAAGAGATAGAAGCTTTAGACAAATGATAGAATTGTTCTCTTTTCTTGTGCGCGCGTATACGTGTATATATGCACGCGTACACACAATATATAAGAAAAAGTCTTGCCACTATGCTAGAAGATAAATACATAAAAGCCAAACCACCGAAGAGAACGTTGTCACAGATGCAGAATTCCTTGATGGAAGCTGCAACTCTAAAACCTGCATCAGTAAATCCTCTGGAATTATTGAGGCTTGAAACGCTTACATCTTTCGAGAAGTATACAAAAGCTATGTTTAAGGTCCAATATAAAAGGACTTTCATAGTCGCAGAACACCATAAAAAGATATTCCAGTCTTTGCAGGATGTGGTAGACGGTAAATGTAAGAGGCTTATTATAAATATGCCACCTCGTTATGGCAAAACAGAAACAGCTATTAAGTCATTCATAAGCTGGTGTTTTGCACTTAACCCTAAGTGCCGATTTTTGCATTTATCCTATTCAGACATGCTGGTAAACGATAATTCTGATACTATACGGTCTATTATGAAAGAAGACCTGTATAAACAGCTTTTTCCTAAGTCTGCGTTAGAGTCTGATAAAGCCTCTGCTAAAAGGTGGAAAACTAAAGCTGGTGGAGAATTATATGCTGTTTCTACTCAAGGACAGGTAACAGGTTTTGGAGCAGGTAATGTGGATGAGATAGACCCTTATGAAAAGCTTGGAGCTAATACTGCAGACAACCTTACGTTTGATGATGGTCTTAATGAGATGTTAGACATCATAGGAGCCAAGGAGAACGTCTTTCAAGGAGCAATACTTATAGACGACCCTATGAAGCCAGAAGATGCAGACTCAGACATCATACGTGAGCGCATAAACCTCCGATTCGAGAATACTATTCGTAACAGAACCAATTCTCGAAATACTCCTATTATCATTATAATGCAAAGGCTTCATGAACACGATTTGTGTGGTTATCTACAAGAAGTTGAGCCTGAAGAGTGGACGGTTTTATCCTTGCCGGCTATACAGAATAATGAAGCTGGAGAAGAATATGCTTTATGGCCTATGAAACATACTCTTGAAGAGCTCCATAAGATGAGAGAGATAAACCCTTTGGTTTTTGATACGCAGTATATGCAAGACCCTACTCCAAGAGAAGGCCTCATGTACGCTGATGGTTTTAGAACATACACTAGGGAAATGCTTCCTACTGGCCATAACGCTGTGCATAAGTGGAACTATACAGATACAGCAGATACTGGGGCAGACCATTTGTGTTCTATCTGTTTTATAGATACTCCTGAGTACGTATACGTTACAGACGTACTATTCACGGACGCTCCTATGGAAAAGACAGAAACTCAAACATCAGACATGCTTACTCGAAACCAAACTACTGTGGCTTTAATCGAGTCAAATAACGGGGGACGAAGCTTTGCTCGCAATATCAAGCGTATTCTACGAGTAACGTTTAGGAATTTTAGAATAACTGTTTCATCTTTTACGCAAACCTCTAATAAGGTTTCTAGAATATATTCTAATTCTGGCTGCTGTATGAATGATATATTGTTTCCTGAAGGCTGGGAGAAAAAGTGGCCAAAATTCCATTCTGCATTAATGTCTTATAGAAAAGACAACAAAAAGAAACAACAGCACGACGATGCCCCGGATTGTCTTACAGGCGTATATGAAATGCATTCTCGCAAAAATAGAAACCACAAGATTAAAATGCGCAATGGTTAATTAGATAAAAACATTTAAATATTTTTAACATAATAAGTTTTTAGGTTTCTAAATTATTTAGTATATTTGCATTATAATTAAAATTATAAACGCAACAAGCTCGCTAAGGGACGCAAGCCGATTGCAATGTCAAACGTATAAAAAGCATATAAATTATGGGATTGAATTGTGGATGCCCTGTAGGAGCACATCTCTCAGACCTTGACATTCAGGATTGCAAGGAGAGCTTGGGGCAGATTCAGAAAGTTATCATCCAGCGTATTTATAAAACCGCTGGCACGAAAAATAAAATTGCGAAAGCAGATTTAGCTGCTAAAGCTAAAATGGCTGCTCTTGCTGCTGCGAACGATGGCTCGAAAATTATCATTTCGCCTTATATTCAGAATCCTACCACAGAACCTGGCGAAGCTCGTACGTTCGGTGGAGGCAACCAGACTATAGGTGGAGTTGAGATTACCATCGGCCGCGAAGCTACTAAGTTTACAGGAATTATTTACCAAGAATTGCAGTCTACTATTAAGACGTTGAAGAATTACAGCTGTGAAACTATCGGCGTATATCTCATCGACGAAAATGGTAATATTGCAGCTTTGGCTGATTCCACTGGGGCAAACTTTTTCCCCATTCCTATTCGTAGTTTCTTCGTAGGTGATAAAAAGTTCGGTGGATACGAGGAACCTGACAGCAATTCTATCAGCTGGAGTTTCTTGCCCAATTGGTCTGATGACCTGAAAATTGTCAAACCAGACTCTTTGGACTACAATCCGCTGACGGACTTGGTAAATGTGAAGTCCACATAAAGGCTGATTTTTTTCTATTTATAACACATCTCAATAGGTAGTAAGCCCATGCAAACAAAAACTAAAACCGTATATCTAGTCACACCGTACGGTGAAAAGCAAGCATTCAGCATTGACCACGCTGAGCGCTTGCTTGGCATGGGTGACTTTTTCAGCGGAGGTTGGAAGATAGACGAAGACAGTGAATATTTTTACGATGTAAAAAATGGCATTAGACTTAAATCAAATAAAGCAATTTCTGAAGAAACCAAATAAACAACAGCTTATAAAAAAAGCTGTGTTTCTACAGAAACGTCTCAGGTTTCATACTGAGACGAATATTTCTGTATCTGATATAGGTCTGCCAGCTACTGTTTTTCTTGATTGGGTAAAAACCCTTTTACCAAAAGATAAATATAACATCTTCATTAGTCTTTTTAAATTTCCACTTCCTACTCCAGCTGTAGTAGAAGATGTTTATAGAGAACTAGAAAGAGTATTTACTAGCAGAAACAGTTCATGCTCATATCAGTTCAGTTCTCCTGAATTAGCCGAAGATTGGGCAGGGTATAAAATATCGAACTTGAATGAACCTGAAATATGGAAGACTAGTGGATGGAGAGAAATGCAAATTTCTCCTAATTCTATTCTAGTTGTAGATTTACCAGTTAAACAAAAAGGACAAAGGCCAGAACCATATTTTTATTGGCTTGAGATAGAAGACGTTATAGACTATTCACTCACACCTTGTGGAATGTCTTTAGAGTGGATTATATTTAAACAGCCTAACAACACTATAGCTGTTTTTGATGATTGCTCTATTAGGGTATACCAACTAGATGATAAGAGAGAAATACGAAGCTTGATATCTGAAAATTCTCATGACCTTGGGTATTGCCCAGCTAAGTTTTTTTGGTCAACTGTGTTGAATAGTAAGACTAAAGAGCTTAGGAAAAACCCTATAACAAAGGAGCTTTCGAACCTTGATTGGTATCTATTTTTTGCTATATCTAAGCAGCATTTAGATTTATATGCTCCTTATCCTATATACAGTGCGTATGAAGCTGATTGCAGCTTTGAGAATAATGAAACAGGAGATTACTGTGATGGCGGATTTCTACGTAACGAGAAAGGTGAATACAAGATGCTTTCCACAGGTTCTGTTGAAAGATGTCCCGTTTGTAGTGAAAGGCGCATAGCTGGGCCAGGTTCTTTTCTAGAAGTTCCTATACCGAATCAATCAGAAGGAATATCAGATATGCGTAACCCCGTACAGATTACCACTATAGATAGAGATTCACTCGATTACAACGTCAAAGAATGCGTACGTCTCAGAAATGATATTATAACATCTGTTGTTGGTTCTGGCGGCAATGTAAGCGAAAAAGAAGCGATTAATGAATCACAAGTAGCAGCAAACTTTGAAAGTAAAACATCTGTTTTAAATGCTCTTAAAACTAATTTTGAGCAAGCTCAAAAGTTTGTAGAAGACACCATTTGTAGATTACGATACGGAGACGATTTCATATCTTCTTCTGTAAACTGGGGAACAGAGTTTTATGTGTTTACCATAAAAGAACTCTATGATAAATATAAAGTTGCTAAAAGCAATGGAGCTTCAGAGTCAGAACTTGACTCTATATCCCAGCAAATTCTAGAAGTCGAGTATAGAAATGACCCACAGGTTTTACAGAGAATGCTTATACTTAAGCAGCTAGAACCTTATCCACATCGTACTCTGGAGGAATTACACTCTCTGAAAGATTTAGAACTGATAGATGGAAAAAAGCTTAAGCTTAAAATCAACTTCAGCAACTATATATCCCGATTTGAACGAGAGAATGCAAATATTTTAGCGTTCGGCTCTAATCTTAGCATGGATAAAAAAATAAACATCATATTTTCAAAATTAATGGACTATATCAATGAAGAAGAGTAAACAACAATTGCAAACTGAGCTTGAAAAACTCAGTGCAGAAAAGGAAAAACTGGTAGCTGCAAAAGCGTCTTTGCCGGAGAAGTGGACAGAAAAAGCTCAAGAAAAGCTTGACAGAGTAGTAGAGGATATTGTAGACCTCGAAGAACAAATCGAACTTGCTCAAGAAGACGAAACTGCTACTGTGAGTGAGGAAAAAGCATCTGAGGTTTATACTCCAGAAGAAGGAACTGAGGAGTTTGTGCATCTCCTGCTTGTAAAAGGCCGAAGATTCAATCCTAAGACCGGAAAAGAGGAGTCAGCACCGTATAAACAGCTTTTCACCCATGGTGAGTTTCAGTTGTTCAAAGAAAACTATGTCCGTCTAGGATATTCTGTTATTCAAGTGTTGCATGACCCGTACGGCGAAGCTGAAACTTTACTAGAAAAGGAGGTATAACATGCTGACGGTCGAAATGCTGAAACAAAATGCTTCTCTTAATGGGCTCACAGACGCCCAACTAGGAGCAATCGCTGAAATGTCTAAGAATGACGAAAACACGGTGATAGGTACAAAGATTGGAGCTTTGCATGGTCAGTATGATTCTGACATTTTTGCTATCACCGGCTTAAAAAAGAATGATGGTGAGAAAAGCTATGACTACGCAAAAAGGGTTCTAGCTGACTACAAAAATCAGATTTCTGCATCTGCTACGATTCAGGCTAATCTAGCTAATGCTAAAAAAGAAGTAGAAACTCTTAAGCAAAAGCTTGCTGAAAATTCAGGTGATGAAGTCATTAAGCAACAGCTGAAAGATGCAAAAGCGCAAGTTTCTCAACTGCAAACTAAAGTGGCCCAGAAAGAAACAGAGTTTAAAGAGGCAAAAGAGAAATTTGAAAGCTCTATCAAGAATATACACGTTGATTATGCCTTTAATACAGCGTGTTCAGAGCTCAAATTTAAAACAGGTATAACTGAAAATGTTAAAGCTGTATTACTTGAGGCTGCAAAGAATCAAATTCTTTCTAAAGGTACTCCTGATTTCATAGACGATGGAAAGGGAGGAAAAACTCTTGTGCTGAGAGGTTCAGATGGGAATATTATCAATAACCCAAGTAACAATCTCAATCCGTACACATTAAAAGAACTTTTACTCCAAAACGAACTGGTGAAAGATTCTTTGGACATGACGAGAAAACGACAAGGTGGAGGTACAGAACCCCCAAGCGAACCTAGAAACAATCAGCTTGGCGGCAACATAGACCTTTCTTGTGTAAAGAATCAGATTCAAGCAGATAAAGCTATTGAGGACTATCTCATTTCCAACGGGCTGACAAGAGATTCTGCTGAGTTTGCTCAGCAGTCTATGCAACTCAGAGACGAGAATAAAGTTTCAGAGTTACCTATCAGATAGTATATAACTTGCCAGAAGTAAAAGGGTAATGCGCCTGGCTTAATAAATAATCACTTAAAAATAATTTATTATGGGATTGGTTTTAACAAGAATCCAGAACATTAGGGCTAATTCGAACATAGATAAGTTCGAAATTCGTTCTAGCCGGTATGGCGCTCTTGACTGCTTTATGGAACAGTCTAACGACCCTTCTGGCATTTTGACAGATGACATCAAAGAAAAAGCGAGAATGTCTATTGGCTCAACGCTTGAAACTCCTGTTATCGACTATGACGGTGGAATCACCATCGGTAATACTCGAGATGTAACAATTGCTGATAGCGAGAATACTTCTAAGATGGTTCAAATTACTTTTGCAACTTATTCTTGGGGTTTCACAATTGCTCCGGCGATGTACATGAACAACGAGATTAAGATTCAAAAAGACTTTGAAGCAAAGATGCTTAAGTATATCTACAAATTTGCTCAAACTCTTGACCAAGCTGCTCTTGCTGCTCTTGCTGCTGCGAAAACTCAGGTTATCAACAACAATCTGCTTTATGACAAAACCGGAAACGTCATCAATGCAAAGTGGACTGAGCGAGAGAATATCCTAGGTGACCTCAACGTCATCATGGGTGCCAATGATTTCTTTGGACCTCTTTCTATCGTAGGCGACGCAGGCGTAGAATCTTTGGTTCGAAAGCTTGCTCAGAAAGACCTTTACAATATCGAGAACAAGAGAAACGAATGGGGTGATAAAACTCTCCATTTTACGAACAACTTGGCCAAAGCTACAGGAAAGTATGCTCAAGGCTATGCGGTCGCATCTGGAAGTGTCGGTATGCTTACTCGATTTGAACGCGACTGCTTGCTTGGAACTGTTTCTGGAGACGGGCATGAGTGGGGAATTGCTAATTTGCCGGTTTTGAATATGCCTGTAGGTACTTACTTCTACGACTCTGTAGGAGATTACAAGACTATCGGAGGAGCAGCTACTGCTGATATGACTCGCACACGCAAAGAACACTACGGATTTTCAGTAGATGTAGCGTTTGTTACTGCATACAACAGTAAGGTTGCTGCTAACGCTAGCCCTATTCTTTCATTCAATATCGGTTCTACTGGAGCAGCTTATGGTCTTCCTGTTCAGCAGGTGACTGTGACCCCGTAAATTTCTTCGTTGTTATTCCTAGGTCCAGTAGGAAGGGCAGGGTTTATGCCCTTGCCCTTCCTTTTTTTATCATAAACAAAAAAATAGAGAATATATGTTACGGATAAACGATATACAAGAGAAGTTTCTTAACCTAGTTGGGTGGAAACAGAGTTACGATACTTCAGACATCATGTTGTCTGAAGAGCTCACTTTATCAGAATCAGGCATTTATTTCCAACAAACACATCCTCTGCTTACTCTTCAGAACTTAGCATGCGTATCTCCTGATTTCTCTAATATTTCTTATCCGCTCTATGACTCTGATAAGCTTTACGCAAAAGGACAAATAGTTTCTGATTCTACTGGAAAATTGTACAGAAGTAACAAGGCCAACAGAGCTGAAAGCTTGTCAAATGCAGAATTTTGGACAGAAACTAATGTGTTTTCTGAGTGGGTTAGGGAAAAAACCATATCAAGCATTCAGAAAATCTTAACAAGATTTGTCAGTGAGAAAATAATAAAGGGTACGCACAAACAGCTTTGTGAAAACAAAACCTTGTTTGATGGAACAGGCAGAATAACCGATAAGATTCCTAACAGAAATAATCTTGTTGGTTTTGAGTTAGTTCCTGTCAGGTCACAAGGAGTTACTGTGAAAATAAACCGCATAGGTTTACAATTTACGAAGCCTGGAGCTTATAATATATACATATTTCACTCAAGTAATACACAGCCTATATATGCAAACACCATAATCAAATTTAAAGAAAATACTATAGAATGGCTAAATTTGAAAGATTGTTATCTCCCATATAAGTCTGATTCTATAGACAGCGGAGGAAGCTGGTTTATATGTTATGCTCAGTCTGAACTTCCAGAAGAAAGCCAGGCTATAAAAAAAGATAAAGATTGGTCGAAAAAGCCTTGTCAAGAATGCTCAAGAAACGAATATTCTTCGTGGAAAGCTTGGTCTAAATATTTAGAGGTGCATCCTTTTTATGTAAATGAAGAGCTTGTACATAAAACATCCACTACTTTTAGCAATAATTTCAATTTAGACTTTAATAAAGTTAAATCGATTCCAGAATTATGGGATATTGGCAACAACCAGTATCTGTATGATACAAATTTCGGTTTAAACTTAGACATCTCTGTTTTATGTGATGAGACAGACTTTTTTATAGAGCAGAGAATGATATTTGCAGACCTTATAGCAAAGCAAGTGGCGGTGGATATGTTAAGAGAATTTGCTTATAATCCTAACGTTAGAACAAACAGGCATTCTATAAATGCTTCAAGAGTAGACATTCTTTATGAACTTGATGGAGATTCTTCGTCTATGAAAAAATCAGGTTTGAGCTATCAACTGGAATTAGCTTTATCAGCAACATCTCTCAGTCTTGAAGGTATAGACAGAGTATGCTTACCTTGCAATAATCATGGAATTAAATATAGAACTGTGTAATGGCAACATATTTTAACGCCTCTATAAGAAATCTCGTGTATCGGCTTAGAAAATTTAAGTCTATACTCACAGATGAACTCAAGAATGAAATCTTGAGAAACGAGGACGTTATAATAGAGATGATTATACAAGACCAGCTATATGACCACGGAATAGAAGGACGTGGAATAGAGATAGCAAGCTATTTACCCTATGCCGCCAGTACTGTAAAAAGGAAAATAAGAAAAGGGCAACCGACGAATAGAGTTACTTTGAAAGATTCTGGAGATTTTTATAAATCTTTGCGTGTAGAATTTGACGAAGATGGCTTTTATGTAACATCTAGTGACGATAAATCCAAATATTTGCTAGACAGATATGGAAAAACTATTTTTAGGCTTTCAAATGAAAATTTTAACCGCTTGTTGAGAGAGTATATACGCCCATCTTTGTCACAAAAACTTAAAAATTATATAGCAAATGATTGAAAGAAATATAAAAGTCGTAGAGAAGCAAAATCCTGTATTGCTTGATAAAGTAATACAGGATATGCAGCAGACTCTTAAAACAAAACTCAACTGGCTAAATTTTGCTTTTGGAAAAGCTTATAAGCTTGTAGAGCATAAAGAAGGAGGCGATAAATTCATATATCCAGCTGCATATGTGGGAAATTCAGAATACGCATCTTTGCTTCCTAATGATAATTTTGGTAATTTCTGTTGGTTCGATGTATACGACCCACAGATAATTACACAAGTGGTCCAATCTACTCCACAGTTTACTTTTTCTGGCGCTATAGTTTTTTGGCTTAATCTAAATACTATTTTTGCAGATTCTAAAGCGGTGTACTCAGAGGAAATCAAAGACCAGATAACCAGAGTTCTCACTACTCCTGGAATAATAAAGCAAAAAGGAACTTTTTCTATAAGTGCAATATATGAAAGATTTGAAAATATCTACAAAGGATATTCTATAGAAAAGATATATAACAATTATACGTATAAAGGCCAAGATATTCAAAGCATAGATAAGCAATTTTTTATGCATCCGTATTCTGGCATGAGATTTGAATTCGAAATTACAACTAGAGAATTATGCCAACGATTTATCAAATAGCTCTTGTAGCATGCTTTTCAGCATTTATCATCCTTATACTTGGAAAGACAGAAATCAGGTATAAATTTCGAGATTTATGTTTGCAAAAAGACCTAAAATTTTGTCGTCTTTTGGCAGAAATGTTAGAATGTGATTTATGTATAAGCTTTTGGATTTCTGTGGTTATAAGTACTGTTTTGGCAATTTTTGCAAGAGAGACAGGATTATTGCTTATACCAATGTTTAGTACACCAATAACACGACTTATGATATGAAGACTATATATTTACAAGGAAAAGAGATAAAATTATACGACAGCATAGATGAGATGCCTATTCGTAATTTTCAAAAATACAATAAGTATGTGCTTATAGACTCTGGGGTTGGCTCTGACCTGGATTCTGTAGATAAGCATATAGTAGACCTTGCGAAAATAATTAAATCAGGAGACAAAGCAAGAGCTATGCAGGAACTACAGAATATGCGTCAAAATATGCATTTGATAGTTGAGAAAATTTCTCCGAAATATTTAGCTTTTGCTGCTCTTATCCACAGTATTGACGGAAAAGAACAAACCGATTTATCTGATACCGGTTTGAAAGAAATATTGTCTCAGTTATCAAAAGTCCAACACAGCTTCGTAGTAGACTTACTAATTTGGCTGAAAAAAAAACTTTCAAGTGAACTAGAGGCATATTTTCCTGCTGAGTTTGATAGCTCTAAAGAAAGAGAAGTATATGATAAGTTGAAACAACGAACTCTCTTAGTATTACAAGGCATAGCAGAAGACAAAGACACGGCCGAAAAAGTAAATGCTATAGATGAGTTCTTGTTCAACTTATATAAGCCTCAGACTTTTATAGGAAAAGAATCAGTGGAAATAAGATACGATAAGCAATTTGAGAGTGCTTGCCTTATTATCAGTCAAAAAACGAATATGGATGGTCGTAAGATGACTGTTTTGCAGTTTTATAGTGCGCTTGATAACATATCGAAACAAATAGAGTCTGAGAAAAAAGCTTATAGTCGTCAACGTAAATAATTTATAAAGTTATGGCAGCAACAGATAGTGGAAAAATGAGTTATAGCGATTTAATAAGTCCTGATAACTCGATAGAAATACTAATCGGACAGCTGGAACAACTCAATAAGTCTTACGGGACCATGGTAAATGCTATACGAGCAAACGCCAAAGAGATTGTTGCAGCTATGAAATCTATGAACTCTTCTACAGCCGATAGTAGAGCACAACTTGATGATGTGGCTATAGCTGCAAACAGGCTTGAACGAGCTCAAAGAGAACTTAAGATAGCGACATCAGATACTGGCAAGGAAATCGCTTGGCTTAAATCTCAAACTGCTTCTTACAACAAGATGTCAGCAGAACAACAAAGACAATCTCAGTCTTTGATTAATTCGTATGACAGACTTAAATCAGAACTTAGAGAGCAGATTTCTTTATGGAAGTCTCTCGACCAAGTTAATGATAAGCAATTCAGCGAAGACCTTTTGGCTGATATTGTAAGCACGAGAAACAAAATATCAGATTTAGATGAGCAACTTAAAGTGCATGTATCACAATTGTCTGCTGTAGAGAAAGCGGAGCAGAAATTAAACTTTTTGCGTTCTGAAGAAGGGCAAAAGCTTTTGAGTCTTAAGCAAAAGATAGCAGAAGTTTACAACAGTCATAAAGCTGAAAAACCTGCAGTAGATGAAGTAGCTGCAGCATACGATAAACTCCAAGCTGCACAAAGCGCTACTAGGGTACAAGCTTCTCAGTATAATCTACAAGCTAAAGAAGCTAACACTATTGCTAGATTACAGGCTCAGCTGAATACTTCTGCCGAAGGGTCGTATAATGCTCTTGCTGCACAGTATGAGTTGAATAAGATAAAGCTTAATGCTATGTCAGGAACGCAGCGTAGCGCTACTGAGGCAGGAAAAGCTCTTGTAGCAGAAACTAATGCTATATATCAGCAGATGATAAAACTTCAAGAAGCTACAGGAAACCATAAGCTCTCTGTTGGAAACTATTCTAAATCATGGGATGGCCTTGGAGTTTCTATATCCAATGTAGTAAGAGAGTTACCAGCTGCAGCTGTTTCTATGAATACTTTTTTCCTAGGTATATCTAACAACATACCTATTGTAATAGACGAAATAAAGCGTTTACGCGTACAAAATAAGCAGCTAGCAGCTGAAGGTAAACCTACAGCCAGTGTTATTAAATCAGTGGCTGCAGCAATGTTTAGCTGGAATACTCTTCTTGTTATAGGCTTGACACTTTTATCTTCTCACGGTAAAGAAATCATATCGTGGATAGGAAGTATGTTTAAGGGAAAAGAATCTGCGATTTCTATAACAGAAGCTTTGAGCAATATAAACAAAGAACTAGAAAAAACTTCAGGAAGCTATGGCGACAACATAGTAAGAGTAAAAAAGCTAGCATCTGAGTGGAAAAACCTATCTTCGAAAAAAGAGCAACTCCAATGGATAAAAGATAATAAGTCTGAATTCGACCAACTGAATATTTCAGTTAGAAATGTGGCTGATGCTGAAAATATATTTGTAGAGAACACAGAAGCTGTTGTTGCAGCTCTTAGACTTAGAGCTAAAGCTGCTGCAGCTCAAAAAATAGCTTCTGAGCATTATGAAGATGCTTTGCGTAAGCAGATGAAAGCAGAACGTGAGCAGTATACTTTTTCAAAAGACCCCAAGACTGGAAAAATAAAAAAAGTAGAGAAGAAAGACCAAATTAGTACTTCTGCTGCTGATAATATTATCGCATCAGCTGCAACTTCTGGAGGTGGAGCTTTAGAAGGAGACTTCAGAACTGGGAATCAGCGCATTCGAGACATGAAGCTTCAGCAGGATATAGCAATAGCTCAGAGAAAGAAAAGAATACAGGGAATGTATGAAGAAGCGAAAGCGGCTGAGCTCAACGGAGATGCATATTTTGAATTAGCTAATGGTTATAATGCTGCAGCTTCAGCAGAACTTAAGAAATATGGTATAGAAACTAAGCACAATTTCAAAAAAGAGACAACTAGACGTGGACGTGAGCCTCGAGATTTAACAGACAGAATCTGGAGAAACGACCTAGAGATACAGAAAAAATACGAGGCAAGTATAACTGCTTTGAAGCGAAACGAATTTGAAAAGCAAAAGAATGAAGCTGTAGATGCAGCAGCAGCCACGATACGAGAAATGCAAGAGAAGTTTAGAAAAAACCAAGCTTTTCTCGACAACAAAGATAGCAAGTTTAAACCTTTAACTCAAGAACAAAGAGACCAAATACAAAAACAACAGGATGAAATATCAGCGATAATAGAAAATACGCAAAAAAAGCTTGCTATAGATTTATTGAACATAGACTATGAGAGACAAGCTTATTCTAAAAGCATATTGCGTGAAAGAATAAAATGGGATATAGAAGCTGTGTCTAAGTCTATAGAAGAAGAGAAGCAATTACGCCTACGGCAGATAGAAGAGGAAGATGAGCTGTATCGTAAAAGCCTTAGAGCTTCTATTGTAGGAAAAAAAGGTGAAGGCAATAATCTAGATGAGGTAATAGTTGAAAGCCTTACAGCTGAACAGCTGGCCGCGTCAAAACAGAAAAAACTTGCTATAGAGGCGAAATACAATGAAATGCTTTATAATCTTCAAAAGCAGCGTGTTGATAACGAATTAGAACTAGTAAAAAAAGGTTCTGCTGAAGAACTCAAACTATTATTGAAACAACTCGATTTAGAACGTAAAATAGCTTTAGCTCAGAATTCTCAAAAACCTGCAGCTGAACGACAAAGTGACTCTGAGATAAACTCTGTGTATAAAAATAAAGCTAAGCTTTTATCAGGAAATATAACTCTTTCTAATTTCGACCAAGCTCAATCTCAAGCAGAAGCAGAATATAATATTGTAAAAAGAAGTGAGCTACAACTCACAAAATTTAAGCTTGAACAAGAAAGGGATAGATGGATAAAACAGATTGAGCTTGCAAAATCAGGAGCTCTGAAATGGTCTGATGCTCAAATAAAAGAAGCTGAGGCTGCTGTAAAAGGCATAAATAGAAAGCTTGGAGAGATAAATAGTTTTGCCGGTCTTATAGGTAAAAAAGGGCTAGCAGGAGCAATTCTTACAAAGCTAGGTTTTGATGATGACCAAATAGCCGCTTTTGAAGACGCAGTTGGCATTGTTTTAGATAACCTTGCTCAAATAGCCCAAGCAGAAGTAGATATAGCTCAGGCTGCAGTAGATGCTGCAGAAAAACGAGTAGATGCAGCTCAAAAAGCTTATGATGCTGAAGTAGAGGGTCGTAATAATGGTTACGCTAACAACGTTGCCACGGCTAAAAAAGAGCTCCAACAGGAAAAAAGAAGGCAACAGGAAAAAGAAAAACTCCTAGCTCAGGCTCAACGGAGACAAGAAGCTATCAACACTTTAACGCAAGCTTCTTCGTTGATTACAGCTTCTGCTAACATATGGCAATCAATGTCAAGTATTCCAGTTGTAGGTCCAGCGCTAGCTATAGCAGCTATAGCAGCTATGTGGACATCGTTTGCTGTAGCTAAAGTAAAAGCTAAACAGGTAGCAGCTGCTTCTCAAGAATACGGAGAAGGCGGACTCGAGTTTTTAGAAGGAGGCTCTCATGCTTCTGGAAATGATATAGATTTGCATACAAAGAATAAAAGTGGTAAATCTATGAGAGCAGAAGGAGGAGAAGCTTTAGCTGTAATAAACAAAAAACGTACTAGGCAATATAGAAAAATGTTACCTGATATAATTGGAAGCTTAAACAGAGGTACGTTCGAAGATAAATACATAAAAGCTTTTAGCGGTGGAGAAAAATTAGCTCAAACTGTGCATATACATGAATCATTAGATTTATCAAGCATTGAAGCTAATATACTAGAGCTTAAAAAACAAAATGAGTTAAAAATCGTAAGTATGCCAGATGGCTCTATTACGATGATTAGAAAAAATGTTACCGCACATATAAAATAAATAGATATGACTTTTCCAATCAAGAATCAATTTTTGATATTATCAGGTGTTCGCTATAAAATGAGCAACTATTCAAAATTAGATGTTAATACTGGAGAATTGGTTGCTAGTGACTCTAGTGGAGAATATTCAGTAGGGCCTATACACGTAGGCGAAGACCGAAAAGCAGTAAGTGTGATGGTTCCTTCTGACGTAAGATTTACAAAATTCCAAGTCGGTATGTTTGATAAAAATAACACCTATTTGGGGTACGAAAATATAAAAGAAGGACAAGTTGTAAAATTAAACCATGATACAAACTATATAATATGTAATGTTAAACATCTATTGGATTTCAGTAATATGAAACCAGCAGATAAAGAAAAGCTTACTGATAGAATTTGGATATACATAGGTAAAGAATGTAATCCACACTATAAAGCCATAAAAAAGAAATTCAAAAAAGAAAATGGCCAAGTATTTTTTAGAGAAACTATAGATGGTAGAATTAATCTGTTTGGTGAAGATTATGATTATGTAAATTTAAAAGGCATAGACTCGAAACTCATATTTGCCGTAATAAGAGAAAATTCTGTCTTATCTCTCAATCAGTTTTCTAAGATTGATTGTAAGCTGGATTTCTGTAGAAAGAAAATCGAATTAAAACTCTCTCCTATAGACCAATATTCGAATATTCTTGATAAATATTCAGCTACTTATGATTTGATAAAATGCTCTCCTGAAATATCACCTCTGACCATAACAAAAAGAATGGCTTATCAAATATATATAAGAGGAGGTAAAACTATATCAACATTCGCAAATGGTTGTTACTACGAAGATGAAGTAAAAGATACTATATATGATACAGAAGCACTAAAGAAAAAATACTTTTTTGCTTTTAATAAGGCTTTTTCAGAGATACATTTTTCTCGATTTGGAAACAGTTACGCATTTCATAATGTTATTCCTGCTATAAATGGCTCCTATGCTATATCTGGCGATAGCAAAGCGTGGCCGGGTTCAAATTATGGATTTATACGGCTTAGGCAAAAAACAGTTTCTGCTACTACTCCAACATACCACTTGTCTGATGGAAAACGTGATGATTCTTCTGGCGAAGGATTGTCAAAAAAAGTATGGTACATAGAAATATATGACGGCGAAGGAGTTCCTAGTAATCTACAGGATGATGCAGATTCATCTGACTCTGTTCTAAATAGCCGAAATCTTATATACACTTCAAAAGAGTGTTATAGCTTAACCAAAGGCATAAAATTTACTCCGGGAGTAGAATATAAGATGCTAAAAACTAAGTATAGCAACCCATTTGATGAAAAATTTAAAGGCGCTCCGGATGAATTCAACTTAGGAGAAGATGTTATAGACTACGAAGTATTTGCTAGAGTACTCGCAGATGTTGACCAAGTAAACATAGGAGGAACATTGTATAATTTGCAGAATATTCCTTATGATGATTTTGCTGTAGACAGGGCCAATTATAAAAAATGTATAGGCATAATAGCTTTAGATATAATACAGTCTCAGAAAACTGTACCTTATCCGACAAAATTTGGAATGACTGATTTTAAAACATATTTCACTAGTAATTCTGTAGGTATAGGAAATATATTATCTGGAAAACCTATGCCTGTGTGTAGAAGTTCATGGGCTAACACGTCTATATGGGCATTTTTTGGAAACCAAGTATCTGGAGATACTTTAGAGCCTCTATTTAGAAAAGAATATACGCTGCGAGACACATTTGGCATAGGAGCTGTTATAAAAGCTCTTCTTCGTAAAATAGACCCTGCTATAAAACATGAAGAGTCACCAGAGTATAGTCAATTTTTATACGGTAAAAGCAGTCCGCTAGAATTTGATTCTCTACATTCTGGGAGCAGAGTTTATATAACGCCTAAATCAAACATATTAAAAGGTAATTACGACCAGGCTGCTCAAAAAGCTGAAATATCGCTTGAGCAAGTTATGTCTATGCTCAATAAATGTTTCAGGTGCTATTGGTATATAGACAATGAGAATAAACTTAAGATAGAGCATATATCATATTTTCTAAAAGGTGGAACATACGGAAGCACAGCTTCACATCAAATAGATTTAACTAAAAAGAAAGATAGGTTTAATAAGAAGCCAACTTTATATGGTCAAGGAGAAATATCTTTTTCTAAAGATGAGCTATCTTCTAGATACGAGTTTAGATGGATGGATGATTGCTCTGAAGTTTTTGAAGACCTAGATGTCGATATTACTTCTGAATATATGCAAAAAGATAAGACTGAAGAAATGAATGCAGGCGTTTTTACTTCGGATATAGATTTAATGCTTTTGTCGCCTAGTAAGTTTTCCAATGACGGATTTGCTCTCATAATAGCAAAAAATGGAAAAGTTCCTTTGGTAAATGTATCAGGTTTAAGAGACGACGAATACATCTATCAATATAACTCGGTTGTCCAAAATTATGCAGCTTCGTGGCTTTATCTACTTCGATACTATATGTATGATATGCCAGGAATGAATATAGAATATCAAAGAGCTCCTTTATTAGACGCAAACCGTGTGGTAGGTATTAAAAAATCAATGGCTTATGATATTACAATACAGAGCAGAGATTTAGAAAAAATCGATTTATTTAAAACTATTAAAACAGAATTGGGTTACGGTGTAATAGAAGATTTAAGCATAGATATTGATACCGACTTAGCTAATATAACTTTAGCTTATAGCCCTAGGTAATAAGAGTTAAAAATATATAAATTTATAAAATTCATTATCTGATTTCAAGAAATTTTATTAAATTAGCAGTATGGAAATACCTATATGTTTGTCTCCTTTAAAATTCTATTCTAAACTAGAATATCAGAATAGATATAGAAGCTTTGCTTATGGTGAGGTTTCTCCTCTTATAGTGTATGCAAATATGATTCCGCCTTTTCAATTTGTCACACAGGATGACGTTTCTCGTATAGAAACAGTTTATCTGCATAACGTGAGTACTGGAGAAAAAACTGATGTTACCGAAGATTTCACGAATAATCTAATTAATGTAGAATTAGTTGGAGAAGTAAATGTAGTAACATATCCAGGTATATTTCCTATAAAGTCTTTGAGCTTAGAAGGTAATTATTTTCTAGAGCTTGAAGCCGATATTCCTGTTTCTTATTTTTCTGAAATATTTTCGTCTACAAATAATATTGATGATTGCTTATATATTGAGTATTCCAGTCCTGTTGATTTTGAAATCGGAAAAGGCGTAGTATCTTTTAAAAACGGCTTCAAATTTAACATGTATTTGAAAAGCGAATTAGGAAAACCAGAATATAAGTTTGAAGAAGAAGCTACTAAAAGATTAGGTTACACATTTATAGAAAGCCAAGTAAGCAAAAAGATTTATAGATTTAATACTGTAATCCCAGAATATCTTTGTGATGCAATGAGGCTTATACGCTTGTGTTCCAACAAAAAACTGATAAGCAAAGGCATTAGCTATGATATGCTTTCATTTGATATGGATGTGGATTGGCAAGAACAAGGAGATTTAGCATCTGTGACGTGCGAGTTTCAAGTAGATAATATTATAGTAAATTTGGGAGGATATGAAGAATCTTTTTCAAATAATACTAGTGCAGATTTTAACAACGATTTCAACGATGATTATAAATAAACAAGTATGGCAAATTATAAGATTTTAGAAGAAGCTATTAAGCGCTCTATCAAAGCTAATGGAGCTCAAGAAATTACAGGTCAAGTATTACAAGGAATACTGATAAATATGCTTGACACGCTTTCTGATGGATATTCGTTCGAAGGTGAAGCTTCCACAAATAAGATTCCTGACACTTCCACAAAACGAGCTTATTTAGCTTCTGTTCCTGGAGTGTATGCTTCTTATGGAAATATAACAGTAGATAGCGGAGAAGTTGCAATCTTACTGTTCGATGGAAGTTCTTGGAAAAAAGTATCTTTGTTTAACTCTAGTGCTTTAGCTCCTTACGTAGAAGTAGATGTGAGTGCGCTTAATGCCGATAGTTCGTTTGAGTTGGCCACAGCGATTGCGAAAGTTCCGCAAACTTACAGAAAGGGTGGTTTGACGATAAAATTTATCGAAAAATCGTCTAACGAATACGTAATGTATTATAACAAAAACAATAGTTGGAGTACCGATGTTAATGACTGGGTTAACCTCCAATCTACGAAAAAGGCTACAATGACAATCGAGGAGCTTAAAGCGTTTCCTTCGTCTGTCGAAGAAGCTATTAAGTTCTTGAAGAACAACAAAGATGCAAGTATTATCGTGCTAAACCGATACGGCCGCGCTGTCGGCACATTAAGCATATACGGTAATTTAAGCAGTTTTACTTTCATCGAAGTATTTGAAACACAGCTAAAAGTAAAGAGCGGCTACAATAGTAGTGAAATTAACAGCAGTCCGCGCAAATATTGGCGATATTATGGCTTAGATAACTATGGAGGTGGTGTAGTTAATCGTGGCGAGTGGTCTGAATGGTCTGAAATGGTAAGTAAGCCATTTGAAATATTACAATCGCGCTTAGGAAGTGTGGTAGACGTATATAACGGCTCACCCACTGGTGGTGTAACTACAATTGACAGGGTATTGCGCCAAATTGGCGACAGCTATGAGTTTAGAAACAAGGTAATGCTTATTAGTCTTGTTAATGAAGTTACGAACAAACGCACATTATATTATTGTAATGCTGACACTTTTTCAAACAACGAAAGTGATTGGGTTGAAGTAGGCAAGGGGGGCAACTTTGACGAACTCGTAAACGATGCCAAAAGGAAGATACAGGAGGCCGTTGACCACGCGAAGACTATCAAGCAGGGTGAAAAAGGCGAAAAAGGAGATACGGGTTGGCTTGGACAAGTGAACCATGGAACGGCCGACACCACATTTGCGTTAACGCCCAATGTCTTGCACGTGTGGGGCGTGGTCCCTCAACTCTCTATTACGCTTGCCCCATCTGTACCGAACATTATTAACGAATATATGTTTGAATTTCAATCGCCAACAGATACGCCGACAAACTTCAATAGGCCACAGAGCGTGAAGTGGGCAAACGACTACGAGCAGCCGATAAAGGCAAACAAGCGTTACCAAGGCTCGATTGTTAATAATGTTATGATTATCGTGGAGGCGAGCGTATGAGTTGGCGGGAAATGATGCTAAGAAATAGCCTCGATATATTGTGTGTGGATGGTGTCAACTACTCTGTTCAGCCAGATAACGAGATATGGTACGTCACAACTGACAATAACAAGTCAGATGCAGCAGCCATATTAACGAATTATGCAGGCGACAAGAATACGCAGATATTGGCACACGTGTTTGAAAATGGAGTTTGGAAGGTCAAGGCCGACCGACCCATAAAGCTCATACCAGAGAATTACATCAGATATGCGCCAAACATCGTGTCTATCTCATTACCAAGTCAAGTGTATAGTCTAGGTGCATGGTCGTTGGGATATAGAAGATATAAAACCGAGTCTCCAAACCTACGTAATATTATTTTTGGTGGGAAAACGCCAACTCAGTTTAATAGCAAGTTTCAATCCATGACCGCAGGCAATATTAACATATACGTGCCAAGGGGTGAGAAAGAAGCGTTTATCGCAAGCAAAATAATCAGTGGAACGCCAAGTAACAAAGTTTACGAATGGGGAAGACAAAAATAAGGAGGATATTTTTATGATAAAATTACTTTTAGCCTCATTGCTCTATCTGTTAACTAATGTAAACGGGGGGGGTAGTATGAGCATGACAAGATTACGCCTAATGTGGCATGCATGGGGAAAACAACGAGTTGAGTTTGCCGACCCAGAAGCAAGGCAGGTGATGGAAGCAAGGCTACCAGATTTAACCCTTAACACAATTCGCGCCGTTAAAGTAATGCCGAGTTCGGCCAAACAACCTGTGGACTTCCTTTTTAACAACAACGTAGATTTGAAATCATTCGAAGAAATGAAGTACTTCATTTCTTTGGAAAAAACATTTCGAACATTCTATGGTTGTAAAAATCTAACAGGTGTTATAACTATTCCAGCGTCTGTGAAAGAAGTTGGAAGTACCACTTTTTTTGACACACAGATAATTGGAATTGAGTTCCTTGCACAAGATTTCAAGTGGGGACATGGTGCGATATGGAGATGTACAAAATTGAAGTGGGTAAAAATGCACTCTAAGGAAGTGCCACAGAAGATAACGGCCAATGACAAATGGGTATTTGATTTTGCCATTACTAACTTAACGTGGAAGTTATATGTGCCAGATGGAAGTTTGGACAAATATAAGGCCGACCATAATTTTAAAAATCTAGGCGATAGAATTAGACCACTTAGCGAATTTAACGAATAAAATATGAAATACGTAGACAAACAAGGGAATTTTGCCCCAAATGAAATTGTAGTTGATGGCATGGTGGCTATTAACCCAACAGCCGAGCAGTACGAAAAGGCAGGTTATATGCCACATGTCGAACCAATGCCGACAGACGCAGAAGTATTGAAGCAAACAATTGAAGCAAAGATTGAAGAAATTAACGCTTATGATAAGTCCAGCGCGGTTAACTCTTTCAAGCTTAACAGCGTTGATGCGTGGATAAATCGCGAAGACCGCATCGGCACGCGCAGGGCTATCGAGTTGGACAAGGCTAACGGACAGATAGAAAGCGACATTTGGTTAAATGGCTTTCTTTTGCGCGTAAATTGCGACTTAGTGTTACGCCTATTGGATGCGGTCGGCCATTACGCATACAAGGCGTACAATCGTACACAAGCGCACATTTATGCAGTCAAGCAAATGCAATCAGTTGAAGATGTGCAGAAGTACGACTACACAACGGGCTATCCCGAAAAGTTGGACCTAAAAACGACATTGTAACATGGCGATAATAAGTGCAATTATATTGGCCACATATTTGTTATTGATGGCATTAACATGTGGCGTGAAAGAGTATGTAAGCGATAACTACTACATCGGTAGGCATCCGTGGGCATTTTCGCTTGTTCTTGGCATCAGTGGGGGGCTTTTGCTCCCCGCTATGCTGGACAAAGGCGGAAACTTCCAAGCATTAGCCTTGTTCGCCGTGTTTGGCCTTATGATGGTGGCAATTTCGCCACATTATAAGGTTGATAAAATGCATAGCGTTGGCGCATTGATAGCGTTGGTTAGTAGTGTTCTATGGGTGGCGACATTCCACCCATACATAACACTTCTAGTTATAGCCGGATGGCTAATTTATTGGAAATTCAAAATGTCACACCCCTATTATGTTGGTGAAGTGTTGGCATTCATTCTTATTTATTATACAACTATTTTTTAACTATGTTTGATAAGATTTTCACACTAGAACAAGTGCGACTACTGATAGTTAGCACAATCGCGCCGATATTGGCGTATTACACGGCCACTAGTACGTACATATACGCACTAGTGTTGGTCTTCGGGTTTAACATTTGGGCAGGAATGCGCGCCGATGGCGTGGCCATTAAGCGATGCCGCAATTTTTCGTTTAGCAAATTCAAAAACGCACTAGGCGAATTATTGCTATATGTTACAATCATATACGTAATATATACGGTGATGAGCCTACAAGGCGATAAGAACGTATCTTTGATTGTCGTCAAAACGCTAAGCTACATATTTGAGTACGTCTATATACAGAACGCGTTCAGAAACTTAGTTATCGCCTATCCACGTAAAATGGTCTTACACATCATATATCACGTTATCCGATTTGAGTTTACACGTGCATTACCAGCTCACGTTAAAGAAATTATAGAACGGTATGAACGAGAACATCCTGGAGAAGTCTAAACTAAAAAAATATCAGTATTATGAAACTAGGTAAGCATTTTTCATTAGAAGAGTTTATAGTATCGCCGACAGCAAACAGGCTTAATATAGACAATGTTCCTGGAGACGAAGAGCTTGAAAACCTTAAAACTCTCGTGTCTGAAGTATTAGAACCGCTAAGAGAAGCTTATGGAAAGCCAATAAGAGTCACAAGTGGGTTCAGGTGTAAAAAATTAAATGATGCTATAGGAGGGTCAAAATCAAGCCAACACATGCTAGGTCAAGCAGCAGATATAACATCTCTAGAAGACTCAGTAGAAGGAAACAAAGAGTTATTTGATATTGCTGCTAAGTTGATTAGGCAGGGAGTTATTACAGTGGGGCAGCTTATAAACGAGTATAACTATAACTGGGTTCACATATCTACACCTACTTATAACAAGAAAAATCAAATTCTAAAAGTGAAATAAGCCATTATGATTATATGGAAATATAGAATTATTTATGTCTCGGACCCCAGATTTGAACTCTGGATGAATAATTTTATATTTCCATATATTTATATGTATTCATGAATTTAACATGACTCGGATTAATTAAATAACCCAATCTTATAATTTATGTGCAATATTATTTTTTTAATAGCTAGAAGTAGAAAAAAGCTTTTAGCATTTTTTACAATTTTTATAGCCATATCTGTTATACTGTTTCAAGCTTTAGCTATCAAAAAATTAAAGCATGATAACAGCTCATACAAGAATAACGTAGACGTGTTGTTGTCTTCTGTTGAAAAGTATAAGGTTACTGATAGCCTGAATGCTGTTAAAACAAAGTCTTTAGAGCTGACCATGCGTGACTATAAAAAATACAGAGCAGAAGACGCAAATATAATAAAAAAGCTTAAAGCTGATAAAGTAGTAAATGCAAGCAATTTGAAAGCTGAGTCCAAAATCTTTATAAAAACAGTTCTAAAAGATACGATTATATATAAGCGCGATACAACTGAGATAGAAAAAGCTAAGAGAATTAATTATGAAAATAGATGGTTTTCCGTAAGCGGCTTTATAAAAAACGATTCTGCCCACCTAAGTATCTTAAACCGAGAAGAGCTTATAATCTCAGAAAGCATAACAAGAAAAAAAATTCTTTTTATCAAATTACCAATATGGTTGTTTGGTTATAAATCTAGAGTATTAAATGCTGTTAGCAAAAACCCAAATACTGAAATAAAGAATGTCGAGTTTATACAAATCAAATAGTTTTTGTAAAAGGAGAAACAATGAGAAACAATGAGAAACAATGAGAAATAATTATTGTTTCCACGTAACTCATTGATTTTCAAGAACTTGGGAACACGGAAACAAAAGAAACAATAATTCTATATAGAGGGCCCTTGAATTTTTAAAAAACTTCGGGAAAAATTACCTTAAAAAAAGTAAAATTTGAATTTTTAAGGCCCCTTATATAGAAGTTTTGTTTCCATTGTTTCTCAAAATTATAAGTTCTTGAAAATCAATGAGTTACAGGGAAACAATAATATTTTCAAGTTTTCCTACAAATGTGTAATAATTTCAGGTTTTAGGATAAAAGTTAAAAAATGAATAATTAACAACAGTTAACTAAAAATATTTTTAACTTTAAAATTAATTTAGTAATTTTGCAAATGAAATTATTGAAATAAAAAATATGGAAACATTCGATATACATAGAATTATAAAAAGTTACAACCTTGAAAAAGGGGAGCTTTCGAAAATTTTATTTCCTAAAACCAAATTTCCTAAGCACGCTTTTTCAAGAATACTGAAAGGAGAAGCTTTGTTAGATTCAAAACAGATTACAGATTTAGCAGCATACATAGGTATCACTGTTAAAGATTTGTTTTCTGTTTCAAAATCAGAGTGGAAAGGTACTTCTGAGGATGGACATTTGGTCTTTTGTAAAGAAGATTATAAAGTAAAACTCGCCTATAAAGGTTCGTATCTTACGCTTTATAAAGGAAGTGAAGTCATATATGAAGAAATAGTAGGCACAAAATCTATGAGCTTAGAAGAGTTTATTACACATATAGATAACTTAATTTTAAATAACAATGGAAGAAATTAAAATCTCACTTAGCGTGAAAGTAGAGTTGTCAGACAACACGAAGCAGTTTATCAGAAGTATTATGGCTCCAGCAGCTCCAGCAGCTCCAGCAGCTCCAGCAGCTCCAGCAGCTCCAGCAG